CAAGAATTAGAAGTAAATTTAATAATTAAAAAATAAAATAAAATGGCAAATGTAGCAAATGACGCAATCACAGCAACTTATGGTGGCGCACAATTAAACGAAATCTTCTACGAACCAGTTTTTAGAAGTGATGATATAATGCGTAACTATAGAGTAATTCCTAATGTTAAGCACGTTATGAATGTATATACAGCAGCAGCTTTAACGAAAATCGTAGAGGTTTACTCAACTTGTTCAGCGACAAGTGGCGCTAACCAATTTGATATTTCTGATAAAGTAATTACTGCAGGTAGATGTAGAGTTGCTTTAGAGCAATGTACTGATGAGTTTTTCGGAACTTTCATTGAGGAGTCTTACAGAAGTGGAGCAGATGTAATGAATATTGAAGGTACTCAGTTAGCTGATGCAATCGTAAACAGAGCAGTAAAAGGTATCGCACAAGATGTAGTAAGATTAGCTTGGGGTGGTGATGTAGCTGGAGCAGTAGCAGGATATGCAGTATTTAATGGTTGGATGGAATTAATGAAAGCAGAAACTGTAATAGAAAGTGCAGCAGCAGCAACAGCAAATCCAACAGCAGCAGAAGCATTAACTATGATTACAGCAATTTATGATGGAGCGCCTGCAGCATTACAGCAAGTAGCACCAGCAGATAAGAAAATGTTTGTAACTCCTAAAGTATATAACGCTTACTTACAAAGTCTTGAAGGTACTGGTTCTGACTTAGCATTAGTTAATAGAGTAGATGCTTCACCTAGAGTTTCTTTTAGAGGTGTTGAATTAGTAGCAATGTATGAGTGGGACACTATCTTAGCTGATACTAATCCAGATTTATTCCAAAGTGCAGCAGGAGCTGACAATAATCAAGGAATGTGTTATACTGCGATTGAAAACTTAATAATTGGTTCTGATGTAACTGACCCAGAAGGTTCTTTCAAAGTATTTTATGATGATTTAGAAGAAAAAATGTTCTTCAGAGGTTACTTCAAGTTAGGTGTACAATACTTGTACTCTTCTCTTGTTCAATGGGGACTTTTAGTATAACAATAATGTAATGATAGAGGAGAGGGTGTAAAAATCTTCTCCTCTTAATTACTTTTAAATAATCAAAAAAAAATAAAATAAAATGGCAATAGATACAGGTATAGGGGTTGTTTGTGCAAACTTACAATCAACAGGTGGTATAAAGCAAATCCTTTTAAGAAGTTGGGCAACTGCTGATGTTATTACTTATGGTGAGGCTGCTGGTGAGTGGGATATTGATAATATTCAGTCAGGTGGTGATGCTGCTTGGTTTGTTTATGAGTTCAAAAACGAAACTCCTGCATTAACAATAAACGGAACGAAAGAAAATGGTTCTACTGCATTTGAATGTGGTTTATCATTTATGATTCCTCAACTAGAAAGTGCTACTTTTCACGCAATGCAAGAAACTCTTGACCAATGTATGATGGGTATAGCAATTGATACTAATGATAACGCTTGGGTTCTTGGTGTTAGTTCTAAGTATGCAAATGAGGATGTAGCTGCAAAAAGTCAGACTTTCTTAAATATGTCTACTATAGAGGGTGGTACAGGTGCTGCTTACTCTGATGAGAGTGGTATTACAGTTAATTTAATGGCTAGACAGTTTGAGTTACCGAGAAAGTATATTGGTACGATTACTGTTGATACTTCAGCATTAACTGCAATAACAGGAGCATAATAATTAAAGATATATTTCTAGGTTGAACTTGTTTCGTAAAAAGTTTATAACATTTTCCTATTAATATCTTTCTAATAATATGTGTGATTGTGGCAAAAATGTTGTAAATTTATCACACTTAAAGATATATACAATTATGGCAGAATATAAAGCAAAAAAAACATCTGGAAGGACTTATAAAGATGGTTTTGTTATTAAGTGGGCTACAGCAACTCAAGAGGAGTTAGCTTATGCTTACGAGGATTTAGGATTGACTAAATTAGTAGAAAAATTATCAACTATAAAAACTGAAGATGAGCCAAAAAAAGAAAGTAAGAGGAGCAGTAAAAACAAATCTTCAGACTCAAAAGAGTAATACTTTTGAATTTGGGGTTTTTAATTTATCAGTACCTGAGAATATAGAAGAAATACAAGACTTATCTAAGATAAGAACTAAGTTCGTACCATTTGGTGCTGACAACTTGTTTCCTCAATACTTAGCTAGATTAAAGCGACAGTCATCAACGCATAGAAGTGTACTAGCACAAAAGACAATCTTCACAAGTGGTGCTAAATTCGTTAGTAATAACGAGGAAATTTCAGAATACATAAAAGATGTAAATGCTGATGGAGAGTCATTAAGAATGATTTTTAAGAAGTTGGCAGATGATTATTATACATTTGGAAATGCTTACTTAGAAGGAGTTTTATATGATGGTGGAATGAATCTATACCATATAGATGCAACTACTGTTAGAATGTCTAAAAACAAGAAAGAAGTATATGTACACCCTGATTGGGCAAAGTACAATACTATGAAGGATAAATTAAGCATTATACCTCTTTACCCTGAAGTTAGAGGTAATAGGTTTGTATTTGAGTTTAATGATTACGAGCCTACATTCCAATTCTATGGTTTACCAGACTATATTGCCGCATTGGAGCATATTGCTGTTGATTATGAGATTGGTAAATGGAATCACACAAAATTTAAAAATGGCTTCCAACCTTCTGCTATCGTTGAGATTAGTGGAGATATGGGTGAAGAAGAAGCTAAGAAATTAGTAAACGAAGCACAAAAGAAATTTGTTGGAGCAGGAAATAATGGTAAAATATTATTTTTAGTTAAGAATGGAGATACTTCTCCTGCAAATGTTTCTATTATAAAAGATGACCAAGAGGGAAGTTGGATAGACTTACAAAGAATAACTGACCAGAACATTGTAACTGCTCACAGATGGCAACCATCATTAAGTGGGTTAGTATCAAGTGGTAAGATGAATAATACAGGTAGTGAAATTAGAATTGCTTACGATTTAGCAATGACTACTGTAATTAAAGATACTTCTGATTTACTTTTAGATGGTATTAAAACTATACTATACAAAGAGTTAGGCTTTTTACCTGAAGATTTATTAATTCACTATGAGCCACCAATTAGTTTTGCAACTCAAATTGACCCATCTAAAGTTCTTACAATCAATGAACAAAGAAGATTATTAGATGAGGACTTACCAATGCTTGAGGAGGGAGATATGTTCTTGACTGATAGAGAGCAAATCATTGTAACTAGAGATGATGATGCAGATGGAGTTGGTGATGATAATGCTGGGGACTTGACAGTAACTGAAAAAACTAATACACAAGACTAATTACTATGGCAAACACAAATCAATATAAGACACTAGCAACGGCAGCAGAAGTTATAAGTAATAGTTTTACTAATGCTAATACTGACCCTGCTTTAATTTCAACTAACACTATATTGCTTTCTGAATTAGCACATTTAAAGTCTGCTATTGGTAAGAAGTTTTATGAGGAGTTAAAGACACAAAATAATGTAGGTGATTATCCTGCTGTAGGTGGTCTTACTCAAGCAAATCAAACTTTGATGGATGATTTTTTAATCAGAACTTTATGTTGGTTTGCTAGATTTGAGGTTATTAATGAGGTTCAGAGTAATAGTAGCAGTATGGGAATTGTCCATAATATTGATGAGTTCTCTACTATCATTGACCCTGCTGAGTTAAATGCTTATAAGCAAGAAACTTACAGGAAGTCTGAAATATACCTGAAGGATATGTTAGAGTTTTTGAATGACTCTGACAATAGTGCTGACTACCCTACATATACAGCTCACGCACCTTGCAATACAACTACTTATAAGAATCACGGAATAATAATGTATGATAGTATATATGATAGACCAAGAAGGAATTATGATAGTTGGAGGAATTATTGTCCAGAATGTTAAAAAATATATAAATTAATGGCTGCAAACGAACATAAGAACTTAACTGATATTAATAGGCATAATCCAAAAGGATTTGAAAATGCTACTAATGAAACTGTATTAAGTAAGAATATAGGTACTTCTGCTACTGGAACTGATGGTAATTTAGTTTGGCAAGGAAAGTCTTATATGGGTGTAACTAACTATAAGATGCAGGGATATGCAACTGGTGCTGCAAATTACTTTTATGGTGAGGATATAGCAGACACTAAATCTCCTTTTGAGATGGCAGTTGATTATGGAGCTAGTGCTGTTGCTTCAGGAAGTTTAATTCCTACAAATTTTTTTAGGATTGGTCAGGGTTGTATTATACCTGAAGTTTCTGAGGTTGTCAGTATTAGTGGATGGTTTACATCTAACAATGAAACTGTTATTACTATTGCTATATGTAAAATAACTCCTGTAGAAGATGCTTCAGCTAGTGTTGTTCCTGTTGTTATTGATGAAATAGCATTAGCAGGTAATGGTAGTAATGCAAAACTTGTAAGAGTAAATGAAACAACTATAACTACTTCATCATTATCAGCAGGAGATATTATATTTCCAATGATAAAAGAAACAGGAGCAACTGGTAGTACAATTTATATGAATCTATCTATTCAAACAACTACATTTTAATGACTACTAAAGAAGAATTAATATCAATGAAAAAAGACATTAACTCTATTAATGGAAAAATGAGTAATATAGAGGATAAATTAGATATGCTTACTGAAAAACTATTAAACCCAGACACAGGAGTAACTGCTAGAGTAAATAGGAATACAGCAATGAGGAAGGTATTAGTAAAAGCAATGTGGGTGATATACAGTATAACAATAGGTGCAATGATAACAGTATTTACAAGATAATAATAACAATTAAAAAATAAAAAAATGAGTACATTTGATACAGATAATACACTACTAATGATGCAATTAGGTAAAGGTGGAGGAACAGAGGTTTTTACTACTGTTGCACAAACAGGTAAAAATTGGTTTTGCGTACACTTTCCTGTAGAGTCAGTTATATCTTCTATAGCTGCTGATGGGGTTACAGGCGAAACTGCTCTTCAAACTACACTACCTGCTGGAAGCACCTTGTTTCTTAACATTACAGCAATTACACTTACTAGTGGTGTGGGAATTGGTTACAGAGATTTATAAATAAAATATGTTAAGTTTAAAACAAGGATTAAGTTTAAGTACGAAAAAGGCTTTAGGTGGATGGACTCCAACTGATGAAGGCACTTTAGAATCTTGGTATCAGAATCAAGTTGGAATTACTTTAAATGGTTCTGATGTAAGTCAATGGTCTGATAGTTCCTCTAATAGTAGGGATATGGTACAGGCAACTGCAACTGAGCAACCTGCTTATAGTGCAGGGGCTTTAACTTTTGATAGTGGTGATAAAACTAACTTACAGACTACGAGTCAGATTAGTGTAACTGATGATTTCACTTTAGGTATTAAAATGTTTCCTACAACCACTAATGGAACTTTTATTGCTGATAATACAACAGCAAATGAATTGTTTAAAATTTCATCTGCTAGTCAAATAACTATTAAAATAGATGGAAGTCAAATAGCTTTGGATTTAGATTCAGGTTCTTTCGGTGATGACTACATTGTTTTGACTAGAGTTTCAGATGTGTTTACTTTATACAGAAATGGAGTAGGACAAAGCACTACCCAAACTTTAGCAGGTACTATTGATATTGATGCAATAGGTATTAGAAAAACTGATGTGAATGGATTTGACGGAACAATAGAAGAAGTACAAATTTATAGCAGTTCTAACTCAACTCTAACAAGCAACATTAATAGTAGACTATCATCATTATAATATAATTATATAAAAAAATAAAATAAAATGGCAACAACAATAATACCTTCAAATTTAATAGTATCAATAACTGAGTCTTACTCTGTCAATGGAGTTAGTTATGGTAACACAATGACTCAAACATTTTTAAACAATAGTAAGGTATCTCAAAGAGTTATGAGTATTGCTGGTAAGACAGGAGAAGGAGCAGGTTGGACAGACATATTAGCATTATCAACAGTAGATGGTCAAGGTCAGGTGGTTAAATCAGCTTATCAATACTTTAGAATTACAAATTTAGACACTGCAAATACATTGAACCTTAGAGTTTATAATGGCTCTGACTATGTTGCACTTCAAGTTCCTCCTGCAAGTACGCAATTATTTATGGATGCAGGTATTGACTCTCCAGTAGATACAGGTACTGTAACTTTTGCAGATATTCAAGCGATAGCAGGTCAATCAAGCAGTACAACTGAAGCTATTGATATTGAGTTTATAATGGTTACCACTTAATATGAAGTTGAAGTATTTTAAAAGAAGTGAGTTTAACTGTAAGTGTGGTTGTAACACCAACATTATAGATGATGAGTTTTTATTAGCTATGGATAATGCTAGAAGAATATCAGGAGTTCCTTATAGGATAAATAGTGGTTATAGATGTGAAAAGCACCCTCTCTCAGTAAAGAGTCCAACATCATCTCATATTAAAGGAATAGCAGCAGATATTAGATTTATAGATGGTAAGAACTTAGCACTTATAATAAGTGGATTAGGTGGTGCAGGATTTGAAAGGTTTGGTATAGATTTTGAGAATAAGTTTATACACGCAGATTTAGATAAAGATAAAGTATCTCCAACTATTTGGGGTTACTAATTTAAAATTAACTTAAGTATATATTATGAATTTTATTACAGAAAATTGGTTAGAGTTATTAGTTGGATTAATGGCAGCAGCAAAGGTTGTTACAAACTTAACACCTTCAGATAAGGATAACAGAATATTCGGATGGCTAGACACTGTTATTGATGCTCTTGTTCCTAATTACCCAAAAAAGAAATAGTGTTTCAGAAATGGATAGGTTCTATGCTGATGAAGGGAGGCATAACACCAATAACAGAATTACTGAAAGCAGTAAAAGAGTTATTTACAGACACAAAAGGCAAGTGGAGCAGCAAGAGAACTATTAGTGGTGTGATAGTTTTAGCTGCAAGTCTATATATTGAGAAGAATGGTATTGATACTAATGCTTTAATATTGACAGGATTAGGAATACTTCCTTTATGTTTCTCAGTATTTGAAAAAAATAATAAGAATAATGACTGTAGTTGCACTAAATAAGTATCTTTGCATTAAGATTTAGACAGGGTTGTGCCTGTCTTTGTTTCATTGTTTATAGTTTTCAAGAGTGGGGTGTTCAAAAACATCTCACTTTTGTATTATATAAGCTTTTTTTTTCGTATCATTGCTATCTAATAACTAATACTTTAAGCAATGAAAGAATATGGTAAAAGATTAAGGTTGTCAGAAGAAGAGGTTGAGATGGTTTATGAGAATAGAGCCGAATCAACTACTAACACTAATGGCAATACAGCATTAGACATTAACTTAGCAGAGAGAGGCATTGATAAAAAAGATGTAGTATCTGTAAAGCATTGGCAGTCTGCTAGTGGAGAGTTTAGATTTAGTATTGTAACTAAAGAAGATATAACTGCTAATGAAACTGATATACTAAAGACAGTTAGTAGTTTTATAGAAAATCACTCACCTCACTACCCATCAATAAAAAGAAAGATTAAACTTAACAATCATCTGTTAGTAATTAATCCTGCAGATATTCATATTGGTAAATATGCTAATCATCTTGAAACTGGTGATGGTTATAATGTAGAGATTGCGTGTGAGAGGGTCTTAGAAGGGCTACAAGGGCTTATTGATAAATCTAAAGGCTTTGAGGTGGATAGGGTATTATTTTGCATAGGGAACGATATTCTGCATATAGATAATGTTTATAATACAACTACAGCAGGTACTAATCAAGATGTAGATGGCAAGTGGTGGGAGCATTTTGAAATTGCTTTAGCACTATATGTTAAGTGTGTTGAGATATTAAGAGAGATTGCACCTGTAGATGTTATTCATTCAATGTCTAATCACGATTATCAGAGTGGCTTTCATTTAGCACACGCATTAAAGAGTTGGTTTAGAT